GATATTAACAAAAATGTTAGTATTGGGGTTGCTTTTCCTTTAGATGAGGTTAATATGTTTAAAGGAACTCAAACTTTAAAAGAACAAGTAAAAGCTAATTTAATAAATCTTTTATTAACTCAACCAGGTGAAAGAATAAATGAACCAAATTTTGGAGTAGGATTAAAACATTATCTTTTTGAACAAAATGTAGATATAGATTCTTTAAACACATTAATAAATGAACAAATAAATATTTATATACCTGAAATATCATTAATGGACACAATAGTTGATTTTTTAGATGATGAACATTTATTATTTATAAAAATAATATATAGTATTAATTCAGATAATACTACAGATGCAATACAACTTAATTTTAATCAATAATGGCTTATAATAAAATATCAAATAAAACACAAACTAAGGATGTAAAATATTTAAGTAAAGATTATAATTCTTATAAAGATAAATTAATGGAATTTGCGGAAATATATTTTCCTAATAATTTCAATGATTTTAGTGAAGGTAATCCAGGAATGATGTTCTTAGAAATGGCAGCTTATGTAGGAGATGTATTATCTTTTTATACTGACACACAATTAAGAGAATGTTTTTTATTATTAGCACAAGAAAAGGAAAATTTATATAATTTAGCTTATGCTTTAGGGTATAAACCTAAAGTAACATCAGCTGCTTCTGTTAATTTAGAAATGTTTCAATTAGTTCCTTCTATAAACATAGGAGGAGAATATTTACCAGATTACAGTTATACTTTAGATATAGAAGCAGGATCTACTTTTAATTCAACTGAAGGGGCTACTTTTTATACAACAGATGATGTAAGATTTGGTTTTTCTTCTTCTTTTGATCCTACAATAGTTAATATATATCAATATGATACATCTAGTAATCCAGAATATTATTTATTAAAAAAGAATATAAAATCAGTATCAGGAACTAAAAAAACACAAACGTTTGTTATTAATGATGTTGAACAATTTAAAACACTAACTTTATTTGATAAAAATATAATATCAATTGAAACAATAGTAGATTCAGATGGAAATGATTGGACAGAAGTACCTTATTTAGCTCAAGATACTACATTTGAACAATTAAAAAATAATGCAGCTAATGATCCTGATTTACATGCATATAATCAACAAACACCTTACTTATTAAAAATAAAAAAAGTACCTAAAAGATTTGTAACTCGTTTTAAATTAGATAATACATTAGAAATTCAATTTGGACCAGGATCAACTGTTAATTCAGATTCATGTATAGTACCAGATCCAAATAATATAGGATTAGGAATTAATGATGGAAGAAGTAAATTAGATGTAGCATATGATCCTTCAAACTTTTTGTATACTAAAGCTTATGGAGAAACACCAGCAAATACAACATTAACAATTACTTATATTGTAGGAGGAGGATTAGAAGCTAATGTTAATGCAAATACTATAACAGAAATAGAAACTATAAAATCATCAAATAGAGTTAATTTAAATACAGGAATGCTTAATTTTGTAAATAGTTCAGTAGCAGTTAATAATACAGAAGCTGCAAGAGGAGGAGGAGCAGGAGAAACTATAGAAGAAATAAGACAAAATGCAATGGCTAATTTTGCAGCACAACAAAGAACAGTAACAAAAGAAGATTATTTAATTAGAACTTTATCTATGCCTTCACAATTAGGGAGAATATCTAAAGCTTATATAACACAAGATGATCAAATATCTCCTTTAACAACTGAACCTAATCGTATTCCTAATCCATTAGCTTTAAATTTATATACTTTAGGATATGATTCTAATAAAAAATTAACAACATTAAATACAGCAACAAAAACTAATTTAGCAACTTATTTAGAACAATTTAGAATGCTAACAGATGCTATTAATATAAAAAATGCATTTGTAATTAATTTTTCTTTAGATTTTGAAATAACAGCTTTTAAAAGTTATAATAATAATGAAGTAATTTTAAATTGTATTAATGAATTAAAAGATCATTTTGATATAGATAAATGGCAAGTAAATCAACCTATTATTATATCTGAAATAGAAAATTTAATAGGAGGAGTAAAAGGAGTACAAACAGTAGAAAAAGTAACTCTTAAAAACAAAAATGGAGTATCATTTGGTTATTCACAATATAAATATGATTTTGTTGGAGCTACTAAAAAAGGAGTAATATACCCTTCATTAGATCCAAGTATTTTCGAATTAAAATATCCAAACTCGGACATTAAAGGTCGAGTAATAATTTATTAAAAATGGCATACTACTCAATATTTCCAGAAATAGACACAACATTATATAGTCACCCTGATAGAACTTCAATGAATACAGGGGGAGATGAAATTTTAGAACTTGTACAAGAAAGAGGAAGTACTAATCAATTACATTATCCTTCAAGAATTCTTATTAAGTTTAAAAATGAAGAAATTAAATCAGTAATTTCAGATATAATTGGTTCTTCTAAATTTAATGATGGAGTAACAAAAACAAAACTTCAACTATTTGCAACAGAACAAAAAAATATAACATCTATACTTAATATACAAACTTTTCTTGTTTCTCAATCATGGCATGAAGGATCAGGTAGATATTCAAATTTACCTACAAGTTCAAATGGAGCAACTTGGATTTATAGAGATAATAATACAACTCAAACACAATGGAGAACAGCAAGTTTTGCACCTGGATCAACAGGATCTGTTGGAACAGGAAGTGGATTAGAAAAAGGAGGGGGAGAATGGTATACTGGTAGTTGTTTTACTGCAACTCAGCAATTTTTAAATAATGCAAGTTTAGATATAGATTTAGATGTAACTTGTTTAGTTCAAAAACATTCAGCAAGTTTATTTGCAGGAGATACTTACCCAACAGGTGTAGATAATAATGGATTTATTATAAAACATCCAGATTCAGTAGAAGAAAATACATCAAGTAGTTTTGGTGAAATGCAATATTTTTCAGTTGACACTCATACAATTTATCCCCCAAAATTATGTTTTAAATGGGATGATAGTGTACATACTAAACAATCTACATCTAAAAAAAGTGGAAGTTTAAATGTAACTTTATATAAAAATAAACAAGAATTTAATCAAAATGATGAAGCTCTTCTTAGAATTCATGTTAGAGATAAATATCCAAATAGAACATTCTCAACAACATCAAATTATTTAAACGTAGGATATTTTACAACATCATCTTTTTATAGTGTAAGAGATGCTTACACTGAAGAAGAAGTTATTCCTTTTGATGATGATTTTACAAAAATGAGTGCTGATGATAAAGGGATGTATTTTAAATTATATATGAATGGTTTACAACCAGAAAGATATTATCGTATTTTATTTAAACATAAAAATAATGATGGTACTACTATATATGATAATGATTATCATTTTAAAGTAGTTAGATAATGAAAAAAAAATTTCAAAATATTCAAAAATCTAAATTTAAAGATAATTCACCTAAATTATTTTCTAAAACATTATTAAAAAATGATAAATTATCTAAAATAAAAAGGGCCCTTCAAAAATCAAAAATTAAAAATAAAAAAGCTATAATTAATTTAGAAAAAAAAGTTTATAATAACAAAAAATCCTCAGATTTTATGAATACTTCTTTTTCTGAACTTATAAAATCTAATCCTAATTATACAATTCCTAAATTTTTTGAAGTTTATAAAGATTTATTTTATAATATTCCAAAAAAAGGAGAAAAATCACATCATTCTCTTATTGAACAAAGTCAAGAATACGTAAATAATTATAGTGATCCTTTAGAGATAAAATTAGAAAGATTATTAGAATTATTAGAAAAAAAAGACGAAGAATTTAATTTAAAAGAAAATCCAGAACCTAAAGAACATTTATTTTACCCAAATGGCACTTTTTTACGTACACATGGAGCAAATACAGAAATAGTAGAAGGAGTTCCTCAAGGTCTTCCTATGTGGGTTATGAATGAAGGAATGAAAAGAGAATTTAAAAGTTATGATGCATTTAAAGTAGCTAAAAAAGCAGCAGGGTTTACTAATATGTTTTATGATGTTGATAAACAAGAACTTTTAGGAGATAAAGATCTAGATATAACAGAATTATTACATGTAAATGATTTAAATTATATACCTACGGGAGCAGATATAAATGATGATAGTGATCTTAATAAACCTCCTGGTCCCGATAGAGAAATAGATATATCATTATCTGATATATTAGATTATTATAGAGCAGAAATAACTTGTTTAGAAGGATATGATGATCCTAATGATCCAAATCAAGTTAAACCAGAAAATTATTCAGCAACTCATGATTATAGAGATGCATGTTATGTAAGATACTGGGTACTTAATGGTACTAGACACACATCTCGAGGATTTAGTCCTGGTGATACTATAGAAGCCTATTTTAGAAAAGATAATCCTGATTTTGATATAACTGATTCAACTTTAGGTCTTAATTCTAATATTCTTCAACAACAACTTCTTGGAGAAGAAGATGGTATATTTGATATGAAGGGATATATGAGGTTTGATTATAAAACTCCTGAAGGTACACCTACTAAATATGTAAATATACCTTTTGATACTTCTGTTTCTGTAGATACTTTGCCTGCTTATATAGAACCATTTTATAGTGATTATGGTACTCAAATGTATAAAACATTAGGTTATGGTGATCAAAGACGATATGGAAGTGTCAATGGAAAAATACGAGAGGAATCAGGACTTAATTCTAATGACCAAAAAATATGGAAACAAGTACTAAGTGATCCTAAAAATGCATTTTATAATGGAAATTATGATTGGTCAAAAGCTAAAAATTGTGATGGATGTGAAAATATAGGGCCTACTATAAGAAAAGGAGGAGGATATAATAGTAAAGATAATTATTCAAGAATATACTACTCATCATTTACTGGACTTTATTATCAATATTTAGGAAAATGGAACAGAACAGGATTTTATAGAGATAGATATTATTATGTAATTTTAAATAAAGATTATAATGGTCATGGTCCTTTATCAGATGGTAGAGTAATTTATACATATAGCTTATCACATAATGATGTTCAAAATAATTTTTATAAACCCAATTATGGTGGAGCTTATAGTTTTTCAGAAGCTCGTAAATTTCCTCGAGATGAAAATGGGTATTATATACCACAAGAATATTGGGATGAATTTGGTTTAATATAATATGGAAACACTAAAATTAACTAAAACTATTTATGGGTTAACAAAAGCTCATGAAAACTTAGATGAAGAATTTATAGAATTTGCTCCTAAAAAACATACAATAAATGATTTATTTAATATGTATGATTTATTATTTTATGATATAATAAAAGAAGGAAAAAAACATTCTCATTTTAATATAATGCAAGAAAGTATAAAATATGCTGGTTATCCTATAAACCCTAAAGAAGCAGACATAGAAGAATTACGAGTACAAATACAACAAATAGAAGATGATATATGGTCTATAGAAAATGAACACCCTTTTTTTAAAAATGGAACAGTTTTAGAAAATGATGGAAATCAATATTATATGCATTCAGGAAGAAGAAGAGAAATAAATAGTAATGGTGCTTTAGAATTAATAAAAAGAAGAGCAGGTAAAAAAGGAGTACCTACTGTAGAATTTGTAATCTTAGTATCTCAAACTTGTATAGGAGGTATATTAGTAGGTCCTCCTATTAATGGAACAGAAGATTTAAATATAGATTTAATGACAATAAATAGATTTGACGATAGACAATTTGATGATCTAGAAGAAAATCCTTTAACATAATGGCTACAATTACAGACATATCTTCAGAACAAATATTTAAACTAGATTCTGTTACTTCTAAAGTAATTTCAAAAACTTTTGGAAGAAATGAAGACACAGTAGAATTACATATATATGATCTTAATAATAATCTTTTATATTCAGAGGATAATTTTACAGAATATTTTTTAAATGAAATAGAAGATGAAATTATTTCAACTCCTTTAATTCCAACAGGAAAAGAACCTCCAATAGTAAATCCAGAAGCAAAAGGAGCAGGAGAAAGAGTATATAGCCCAGGACCTAATAAATCAACAGATGGTTATTGGTTTAATACAGGGTATCAAATGGTATGGGTAACTGCAGTAGAATCAAAATCACCTTCTGTAGGAGAAAAACCAGAAGTATCCCCTACATTTCAAATAGATCCTATTGCTATATTAAATGATAGATCTTATATAGCAGGTAAATATAAGATTAAATTAAATATTCAAAGAAATAAAATATTTAAAAAAGGAGATAATGTATTTAATATTAAAGAAATTTCACCTTCTCGTAGAGAAATTAGAGCTATTATTCCAAATATAGAAAATAATTCATTTGATAAATCAATTAATCTTTTTATATCAGAAATTGAAACATCTTCTTATTTTAAAGATATTATTTTAAATTTTGGAAATGATTTAAATTTTATAGGAATAAATGTTTTATTAAATAAAAATCCTAATAAACATGAATTATTAATAAAATTATTAGAACCTTTATCATCCTCAATAACAACTAAATCAACATTTAAAATATCAGAATTAATTATAGATCCTATAACTGTAACAGTTGATTTAGGAGAACCTGAATTTGTAAATGATGCAGATGTTATTCCTTTACAAGGACCTAATTTTAAAATAAATGTTAGAGAAAATAATTCAATGCCCTCTAATTATAAAAATTATAATGAATTATTAAATTATAGTGTAACTTCATCATATCAACATCTTCTAAACCAATTAGAAAATAAAGAAGTACCACAAATAAATTATGATCATATAAGACCTGTATCTTCAAGCACAGAAACTATAGATGTACCTTATCATTTTGAAAATTTTGTTCATTTTGGTAGTGCATTTGATCGTTTAAAAAACTTTGAATATAAATTAGGTTTAATAGAATTATATGATAGACAAATAGGAGAAATAGAAAGTATTACAAGTATTATTCCTCAAGTAGCTTTAAATAATAAAGAATTAATTAATAGTAAAAAAGAAAAGTTAATAAAAGGATTAGATGGATATGAACAATTTTTATATTATGAAACAGGATCCAATATATTTACTTGGCCTAAACATACCAGTACAAACACAGGATCTCTTCTTTATTCAGTAACATCTTCTGAAGCTTTAACTTGGTTAGGAAGTGAAAATAGTAATAATTCTTATTATGGAGGACAATTATTATCTGCTTCTTTATTTGATTTTGGAAACGAATATGGATTAATAAATTTAGTACCTAAACATATTGTAGATAATGAAGATAATAGTTTTTATAAAACTTTTACTCATATGATAGGACATCATTTTGATCATATATGGACTCATATAAAACACACAACAGAAATAAATGATACTCACCATAAAAAAGGGGTATCAAAAGATTTAGTTTATTTTACATTAAAAAGTTTAGGTTTAGAAACATTTGATCAATTTGAAAATGCTAATTTAATAGAATATATTTTAGGAGAAGGAACCACAGGAAGTTTATATTATGATACTCCAGTATCTCAATCATTAGTTACAACTTCTACTAAATCTATTCCTAAAGGAGATATAACAAAAGAAATTTGGAAAAGATTATACCATAATGCACCTTATTTGTTAAAAACTAAAGGAACAGAAAGAGGTTTAAGAGCCCTAATGAGTTGTTATGGAGTACCTTCAACTGTTTTAAATGTTAAAGAATATGGAGGACCTGTAAAAGACAAAACAAAATATAAGTGTTTTAGTTATGATAAATCTTCATTAGCATTACATGGAAGTTCAAGTGAAAATGGTTATTTCTTAAAAACAGCATGGTCTTCTTCTTTTACAGCAGAAAGAACTACTACTGCTAAAGATGATCAAAATGCAAAAACAGTAACTTTTAGAATTAAACCTACAAGATCAAATAATCAATATCATTTATTTTCTTTATCAGGATCAGGCCAAAATCTAAGTAGACCACAATATGATACCCATTTAGTTTTAACCCCTTATATAGGAAATGATATATCTTCATCAGGAGATTCTATTCAATACGGTAAATTAGATTTATACACAGGTAGTTCTTTATTATCTTCAACTAATAATTTTCCTATATACAATGGAGATTTTTGGAATATTTTTATGGGAAGAGAAGTAGATACTTCTAAAACCTACGATGGATTTGTTGATAATTATTATGAAGGTACACTTAAATTTGGAGCTTATCAATCAAATCATTTAAAAAGTGTAACATACCACACTTCTAGTTTTGATTTAGAAGGATTATCTAGTGGAGTAGCAAGATTTGGTTGGGGAAATGATAATATAGCTGCTTTTTCTGAAGGAGCAACATTTGCTTATTTTTGTGGTATTGAAAAAAATAGTTCTACATATTATAGTTTAATAAATACTTTAACATACACAGGATCTCTTCAAGAAGTAAGATATTATTTTGCATCAGCTAGCACAGATATTTTAAACCCAAAAACATTAAAAATACAAGCCTTAGATCCTTTTATATATGCAGGTAACACTACATCCTCAGCGTATGATGAATTAATTTTTAGAGCTCCTTTAGGCAGTAATTTAGTTTGTGAAACAGACCAAACAATAGACAGTTCAAGTTCTCATCCTAATTTTAATATACATTATATACCAACAGCTAGTATTTCAACTAATATATCAGGTATGAAATATGAAGAAGTATTAGAAGTTCATCATTTACCTACTCCAGACACAGTTGGTATTTCAATGACAAGTGAAAAAGTTAGAATGGATGAAGGTTCTATAGATGATGATATTTTATCTACTACAAGAAGATCTGAAGTATCTGTATTAGACAGACAACCACAAGATTTTGAAGATTTAGGAGTATTTTTCTCACCACAAACAGAAATAAATGAACATATAATTTATAATATGGGGGCTTTTAGATTAGATGATTTTATAGGATCCCCTTTACCTTCAGCCCAAACAGCTTCTCTTTATACAGATTTAAAACATTTAAGAGATGATTATTTTAAAAGAGTACCTAATAGATTTAATTATTGGGATTATATTAAAACAATACAATATATAGATCACACATTATTTAAATTAATAGAACAATGGGTTCCAATGAAAGCCAATTTAAAAACAGGTCTTTTAATTGAACC